ACCTATATTGGCAAACTGCTCGTAGCCAAGACGAACGGTTGGAGCGTTTGCACCTGGAAACACATTAACGAGTTCCAGAGCAAACGTTGGCTCCATGTTGTCTATTGGACTTACTAGGTCCAAGCCACCGTAAGGAGGTGGCATTGTGAATCCCTGAAAGGCCATTACCTATTCCGTTGGAGTAGTCCTGAAACACTTTGCGGTTGCTGCGCTGCCTGTTGCTGTTGTTGAAACATTTCCTGCATTTGCTGCAAATTTGGCATCGGCGTACCTGGAGGATACTTTTGTTGATAATCAAGCCGTTGCATACCTTGTGGAAACGGATACATCTGGTTTTGCATAGGATATGGTTTAGGACCGAAGCCAGTGGTCATTGCAGGACCACCAAAAATTGGATTGTTAAAATCCTCATTTGGATAGAGGTTTTGTAAATTAGCTAACGTACCATTAGAACCAAAGCCTGGAGACATTGGCTGTTGCGGTTGTTGCTGGTTAGGTCTTGGTGCTGGTTGTGCGTTTCCTTGCATTCCGGCAGCTCGTGCAGCACCCTGCAAAGCGTTTTGAATAGGTGATGACTTAGGAAGTGCTTGTCCCTTCGAACCTACCAGCTTGCCTTGGCTGTTTCGGTAAACACCAGGGGATACACGCTCAAGGGACTGCTTGTCAGTAAAGTTGCCCTTGTCGTCCATTGGTCGTGGCTTGCCAGGCATACGTCGTGCAACACCTGCTAATCTATCTTTTTCAGATTTAGGTATAGCGATACTTACTTTACCCGGCTCTTTTCCCATTGCTGTTTTTCGTGCCATAAAACCCTACTTTTTACCCATGTTTTGTTCGAGAAAATCTCTCATTGATTTCTTTTTACCCTCTTGTTGTTGAGGCTGCTGTGGCATTTGCTGTGGTGGTCCCATAGGCGCAGGTGGTCTTGTTTGTGGACCACCCTTAATACCAGCAGTCAGTTGACGAGCGCCGCCAAGGTAGTAATCGTATTGGCTTTGATTGATACGATTATCATTCATTGCTTCATCCAACTTAGCTTTGATTTGCTCAAACGTAATACCCTGCTGCTTGGCAAAGTGTTGAGCGTTTTTAATTGCAGTAGCAACATCATCGCCAGCATTGCTTACAGCGCCCTTAGCATACCAAGCAGAAATGTCAGAAGCCTTCTGGCCTACAAAGCCGTATGCAGTAGCTAATGCGTCTGTAAGTGGAACAGCAGCGTTCCAGGCCGCAGGTTGCTTTGAAGAGATTTTATCAATTTCTTTCCACTTTAACGTAGACCCATCTTTGCCAAAATCGTACTGAGATCCGTCGGCAAGCGTTCCCTTAAAGTCTTGGTCAAGTAATCCACGTTCTTGCAAAACACCCCGTATGCTATCACGCATGAATTGTGCTTTGCCTTTCTTAGAGCCAGTCCACGAACCGACCGCTCCAGCCAATGCTCCAACTGCCGCTCCAATCGCAAGTCCTACTGGACCTCCAACAGAACCTCCAATCATTGCTCCAGACGCAGCACCTCCAAGAGCAGCGTTTCTATTACGTTGCGAACCGGCAGCAGTATCACCAATCATGTTTGCGGTTTGATAACCTTGATATAATCCTGCGGCCACGCCTAAATATGGAGCTGCCGCAGCCATGCTTTGCGATCCAGCAAATTGCATACCTGCTTGATTAGCTGCCTGAGCGCCTAAAGAGACAGCACTTGCTCCACTTATTCCTGCTCCAATTTTATCGCCAGATTGATATGATTTATATGCTTGGTATGCAGAAAGTGCTGCCATAGCACCAGAACCAACGGCATCCCAATTTACAGAACTCATGAAGCCAGGGTCATTAAGACTTTCGGTTGGAACTACCTGAACGGTCCCATCGAGGTTGCTACGAATAGCTGTCATCCCATCTGGAACACTTTGCCCTGCCGGTAAAGCACCAGGATTTACTGGAGTAAAGTTTTTGTTAAACGCATCAATACCAGATGTTGTGCCCTGGGTCGCTCCGGTAGTTGTTTGAGCGGTAGTGGAAAGCGATTGGCCAGTTTGCTCGGCAGCATTTTTTACAACTTCTTTAGAAACCTTTGCACCAGTTAGCTTATCAATCCATCCGCTTGCTTTATCGAAAACAAATTTACCAGCAATAGCACCGCCAACTGCTCCTCCAACCTGAGCTAAAGCGTTACCCTGTGCTTTGTCAGCGGCTTCTTTTTGCTGCTGCTGAGGACTCTTTGGAGCGCCAAAACGCACCTGAACCTGCTGTACGGCTTGAACTGGCGATAAGCCTTGAGTCTGAAGCCAAAGATAATAAGCCTTTGGATCTGATTGTGTTATTGCTGGTTCTTGTACTGCCATACTAAATCCATGTTCCAAACACTGCCACACCGTCACGAGCAAACAAATTAGGTCGTGTAGTGCCACCAGCAAAAATTACTTTACCAACTTGGTCACGACTAAACTCTTCATGAAGCTGAAGATCGAATTTTGGCTTAACACCTTCCAATCCGTGAATTTCAGCAAACCGCTCCAAGATTCCCTGCTCAAGTAGTTTCTCGTTGAATATGCTTACATCAGTGTCAGCAAGGAAAGTATTATAAGCACCGTTATAATAGGTCCAAGTAACGCCACCATCCGATACAGAACCAGTAGTGTGTGTAGGAACTGTAGCACCTGTCGTCCCTCCTGCTGTCGTCTGGTAGTAGTTACCGTTGTTAAAGCAGTAAGAGCCAGCAGCAAATGATGTCGCTGTTACCCACTGACGAGGACGCACACTTCTGTCAGCGATATACTCAAAAACAATAATATCCCCGTTGTAGTTAGCGCCTGGGGTTGGACTAATAAGAAGCTGATTGTTGCTGATTCCCCGAATTTGGAATCGCTGATAAATGGTAGGGTTAAGTTGGAAACCTCTTATATCGGCGTAATCCTGTTCGCTCATTGGGCCTAAAAGTCTCCAACGAGTCGATGAGTTCCAAAAGGTTTCGTATTGATACCATGAAAAGGCCGCTGGTAACTCATACGTTGCCGTACCAGCTACCAGCGTGATTGACCCTGAAGCGTAACATTTAGGCCATGGGTAAGCCTCAAAGATGTCACGGTTAATACGTTGTGCAATAGCTAAGAGCTGCTTTGTAGTCGTCTCATTAGACGTAAGGATGTTGGATTCAACCGTGTATCCAGCCTCATTTGCAACGTTCGTAATAACCGTGGCTATCGTCATACTTTCCTTGGTCTACCTCGTCGTGGAGTTTCCTCCTGAGCCTCAATAATGCCTTCTTCTAGGGCTTCATCTGGAACAGATTGGATCACCCCCTTTCTCTCGGCACGAAGGTCTATTCCTTCGTTGGCTTCTACACGTTGCATGAAAAGCTCAAGTTTATGCTGAAGCTCCTCACGACGAGCCGTTTCACGCTCCAAAAGCTGCCGTAACTTCACGACCTCGTTCTGGTCGGACTTCGCTGCGTCTATCCAATCTTGTGCTAATTTGCAGAACTTAGACAAGGGTCCAAGTTTGCGTTTAATCTCATCGTTAGCTACAGCCAACTGCTCGACGGTTTTAAAGCCAAGGTACTGAAGCTCACGCATCGCAGAACCTGACATCATCGGCCATTCAGCCAGCGGAGTTCCTTCGACTACAGGCTCGCTACCAGCCTTAAAACGAGCGTACAGCTCAGGGTAGTCGTGAATATCCTGCGGCTCAATCCGTCGAACTGTCTCGTCCATGCCAGGCCATTGAATTGAGATGGATGGGATTTCATCAAAAATTGGACGACCCTCCTTCAATGACTTCTCACGGTTCTCGTTGTAAGCGAAAAAGAACTTGATATTAGCGCCAGAGTACCGCTTCTTAGGCTGCGAGTTCCCCGACATGATAGACTGCCAATCAATCTGTGCCATATAATCTCCGTAGTATTACGCAAAAATGCGTAAATACTATATAGCACTAGCCTTCAACAACGACCACTGTGTTAATCGTACCGCCACTGGTTTGATAGGCTGTGATAGCTCCTTGAGGAACAAAGCCATTTGTAAACACCAATCGGTTACCGTTGTCGTTGTTTGTAAGGTTAAAGCAGATGTTTGTTGAGGTTGGAGCAATGCCGGTCAAGGTTTGTCCAGCCAGTCCAATGCCAACATGGGCAGCGGAAGCGTTTTGGATCAATAAAAACTTACGAAACGGGTTAGCAGCCAAAATGGTTGTGCTGGTTGCTGTTGGAATACTGGGGGTAGTAGTTACTGCGTTTCCAGAATATGCGGTCATAAATCACCTAAAAATAGGGGGGACTTTCACCCCCCGTGTATTACAGCGCCTTAGTGAATTTAAGGTAGAAGTAAGAAGTTCCGTTAGATACAACTACAAAGCAGTTAGTATCAGCATCGTTATCCTTAACTACGCCTACAAATCCAGTTCCTACAGAAGCAGGGGTTCCGAACGAAGTCGTAAGCTCTGCTGCTGTTGGAGTTGTGTCATTGACGTTGTTGATTGCTTGCTTAGTACGAACACCAGCGGCGGTAGCATTAACAACGGAGGTATTAACTCCATCGGTAACTGCTGCTGCAAGTTCCGCTGGCAAACCAAGTCCCATAAGGGTCGTTGTGCTGGCCATATATTCTCCCTAAAAAGCGGGGCTGTTACACCCCGCTTATTGGTTTGTTACACTGACAACAGTCCAGTAGATGCAAGCTCTACAGCCTGAGTACCGGTTGTAACGGTAAGGCCGTAAACGTTTACAATTCTGTCAGTTGCAGTAGCGTCATCAGCACAACCAGCAGTAGCGGTCGTGTAAAGAGCAGCGCCAGCAACGTATCCAGTAAGGATTTTGCCTTTGATTCCCTTTCCAGTTCCACCGCCCATAGCACCGCCAACCCATACCCAAAGGTACTCATTGTCAGCAGCAGCTACTTGAGCAACGCCAATTTGCACTGGTCCTGTGATAGCGTCTGTAGCTTCGTAAGCCTGTCCAGCCGAGTCGATTCGTACCCAAGCATACTGAGCGATTGCTCCGTTAGCTTGAACGAATACGAACTCACCTTCAGGCGAACTTCCAAGGCTACCAGCCTTAGCTGGAAGCGAAGGAATTACAGTCGAATCAAAGACTCGCTTATAATTAACACCAAATGATCCACTCTGTGACATATTTCGTTCTCCTTATCTTTAAGCGTAAATTACAGCCTGAAGTGCAGGAGCAGAGCAGCAGAGGTTTCCTTCAACGATGATAACCGTGAAGAAAGCATCCTGGTCAACCGGACGAGCCATTTCTGGAGCGAGCGGTTTGAAATCTGCACCACGAACCATGTCAAACGTCCAATACTTAGTATTGAGAAGTCGGCATGAGTTAGTCTCAAGCACTGAAGAACCATATCCACCGTCGAATACGAAATCGCATCCGTCGTAGCTAAGAACACGGAATCCAGCTACAGCCTTCTTTGCAGGAAGCTGAATACGCTGAATTGCGGTCAATGAGCTGTGGAGGTACTTCCAAGCAGTACGATCCATGAGTCCAAGGTCAGGCTGCTCGTCACCTCGTGTTACCTGCGAGATAGCGTCAGTGATTTGCTCCTGAACGTTGGAAGCTGAGAGCGTAACGTTGATTGCAAGGTTACGAGCCCAAACGTTAGCAGTACGGTCAATAGTGCCGTAGGTGCCGGACGATGGGGATGTCGAAACTGCTTTCTTAATACCGTCGAACTCAAGTCCACCGGAACCTGTTCCATCGCCACGAAGCGAGGTAGATACGGTGTTCTTCAGACGGCTGATTGCAGCCTTCATCTTCATCTCAGCGAGGTCAAGGAGTTGAGCCTCATCACGGTTAGCACGACGCTCACGTCCAGCAATAGCTACAGGCTCATAAACCTGCTTAATTGCAAAACGGAAAGCGGTTGCATCGTCGATTGCTGAAAGGTCAAACGAGTCAAAACCGGAGTAGAATCCACCTACAGCCACATCATTGTACATGATAGGCTTACGGAGTTCATATCCACCGGAAAATTTACGAATAAGACCCTGCTCATCAAGAGAAGCCAAAAGCGGGTTGTGGTGAAGAACCTCATCCGCAATAGCGTCCGATTGATCAAACAGGGTAGTTACGATTGCTTCTTCAAGATTAGCCATTGTAGTTATCCCTTTAGTTTAAGGGACAACCTTATGGCTATTCTCCAGAAAGGCGACGCCGCAGGTTGTCCCGAATATCTTTCGTTACGATCCTGGGAGTTCCGCTACCAGCAGAGCCAGATATAGATTTAGAAGCTGCTTTCGCCTTCTGTGTGGCTACTTGCTGCTGCTGTATTACCGGCGTTGTCTGTAGTCTTTGAGCTATAGACGCAAACGTCGGATTGCCGTTTACAACGTAATTATAGGCGGTTTCTAGGATCTCGTCAGTCGAGCTATACCGTCCTGTCGTTGCTAAAGCCTGTACCACGGGGGCCATTTCTGCTTCTAACTGCGAAGCGGTTTCAGGGTCACGGAACAAAGGCTTACGGCTTGTAAACGATTCTACCGCACGTTGATTCATGTACTCAACTGCCTTTTTCTCCTGCTCCTGCTGTATGCTCTTAAAACGCTCCTCAGCGATTTTTTCGGCGTCGGCCTTAGTCAGGTACTCGGCTGGCTGTTGATACTCCTGTGCTTGATTTACGAGGTCTGCTGGAGATAGTCCGTAAGCCTCAAGCCACTCCATAGCGGTTTGCACCGGATTAGCTTGCATGGCTCTATCCCAAGCAACCGACCGACGAGTAACGTCAGCAATGCTTATTCCATCCTTGGCATAATCGTTTTCGTATTCTTTAATTACGTCGTAAACACGGGAGTTCTGCTCACGGAGCTGATTAACCTCCTGCATCTTTTTGTCATACTGCGTACGGGTTTCGTAAGCTCTACGATTAAGATAGGACTGTAGTATATGAGCGTTGTCAGTGTTTGGATTAAGAAAGGCGTCCTTTTCGGCAGCGTTCATGTCAGCCGGAGGAGCCAAGGCGATACGCTCCTGAACCTGCGGAGCACTTTGCTCAACTACAGCGGATTCATTGGAGCGTTCGTTATTGGATTCCTCTACACGCTCTTCTTCTTTTTGGTTTTTAAACTGTTTACTGAGGCTTTGGCGTATTGAAAGCTCTGCTGGTTCTCGGTCTACAACTACCTCTGTTGACTCAACATCAGGCGTATTATCGTCCATTTCTATACCTATCAATCATGGTGTTTTTAAGTTTACTTACGAGTTCTCGCTCCCGTGACCCGTTTTCACGGTCGCTCTGGTAGCCTTTATCGTAAGCGTCTCCAACTTCTACAGCGCCAGCAGCTCTATATGCTGCTCGCAGTTTGCTTTTACTTGTATATATTTCTTTTGGGTTTAGTGGGTTTCTAGTAGGCTCCATCTCATCTTGAATGAATAAGTCACGAGCGTTTGATTCTACTCGTTTTTGTACCTCTTCTATAGGTACTACTCTTTGCTGTACATGACAGTATTGAAATAGCCTATATTTACTCATTTAATCATCCATCAGCATAAACAATAATAATAATCTCGTTCGATTTGCTTTTTCCTCGGCAACTAAATTATGTCCTTTTAGAAGTTTTTCTGCCACTTTTTTAGCAGCTAAAGCCTCTTTTTGTCGACCGGCTAAAATTTGAGCCGCTAAAAACTCTTCTAATAGCTGCTCTTCAGTTTTTTGTTTTTTAGAGCGTTTTAGACCTTTGTCTAAAATATCTGAAGTATCGTTGCTCCTAGCCCCGATAAAACCGTTTGGGAGACCGTAAATTAAATGCAGGTGATTTTGAAACCCGCCGTTAGTCACTATTTATACCTACAATCGGTTTCGCTTGTTCATCTGTAGTAACAGTTCTAGTACCAAGAACTGTAACATCATCAGATTTAGTTACTGATAAACTGGTTCCAGTCACCTGTGTGTTGTGC